TATTTAGGATTGTCAAACGCAGGCAAAGTACCTGTTTTGGATGTTGGTATGAAATTCGTCCCATTGTCACTTTCTCCTGACGATGCCCAATTTGTCGAAAGTCACAAGCTATCCATTCCAGAAGTAGCAAGAATATTCAATATACCTCCGCACCTTATTGCAGACCTTGACAGAAGTACGTTTAACAACATAGAGCAGCTTTCTCGCGAGTTTGTGACCTACACACTAAGGCCTTGGATTAAACAATGGGAAGCAGAATTGAATAGAAAGCTATTTCTCGAAGAAGAAAAAGGCCGTTTTAGAGTGCGATTCAATATTAACTCACTTCTTAGGGGTGATACAGCTTCGCAGTCGCAGCAGATTGATACGGTAATGAAATGGGGTATAATGTCTATAAACGAAGTCAGGCAGACTTTCTTTGATATGAATCCGATAGATGGCGAAGTAGGAGACAAAAATTTAGTGCCTTTAAATATGGTAGATCCACAGCAAGGCAATAACGAAAACAATACTGAAAATGACTAAAGAAGTCAGGATATACGAAATGAAAGCGACAGAAGTCAAAGATGGCAATTATATCTATGGCTATGCTGCTTTGTTCAATTCAATGAGCGAGGAGCTTTATGGATTTAGAGAAATCATTGATCCCGGAGCTTTTGACCAAACAGATATTAGCGATGTAAGGGCCTTGTTTAATCACGACAATAATTTACTGCTTGCCAGAACGAAGTCCGGAACTCTTGACCTCGAAATAGATGGCAATGGGTTGCGCTACGAATTTGAAGCTCCAAACACCAGCTACGGTAAGGACTTGGTAGAATTGATGAAAAGAGGCGATGTGACGCAGTCAAGTTTTGGCTTTACAATTGCTTCTGATGGGGAATACTGGGAGGTCAGAGATGGCGAAATGCCAATAAGGCATATTACCAAAGTTCAAAAGCTTTACGATGTGTCTCCGGTCACTTATCCTGCTTATCCTGACACTTCGGTAGCTGTAAGATCACTCGAAGCTTTTATGTCTCAAAAAGCGCATGTAGAAAAGGAAGAGGAATTTGATGCTGAAAAGCATTATGAGCTATATTCAAAAGAACTTAACTTAAAAGGTAAGTTAATTAAGTAATTCATTCAAAATTTAATAAAAACATGACTATCAAAGAGCTAATCGAAAAGAGAGCCGCTGCTTATAATAGTATGAAAGACCTTATCAGCAGGGCTAAAAACGAAGGGCGTGAAATGTCTCAAGATGAGCAAAATCAATGGGATAAATGGAACGCAGACTTTGACAATTTTACCAATCAGATCCAGATTGAGGAAGAAATGCGCTCAAAAGAGTCAAGCATGAGTAATCCTGCTTTTTCTTTGGAGCAAAAGAAAGTAAATGTAAATCCTGACGAGCAGTATCGTGATGCTTTCTCTACCTACATGAAAAGAGGTAACGAAGGATTGACAAACGAACAACGTCAGCTTCTTCAAACTCGTGGTACAGCTACTCAAATTGCCAGCACTACTACTCTTGGTGGTTACCTTGTGCCAAAGCAGTTTAGTAATGAGCTTGAAGTGACCATGAAAGACTACTCTGCAATGCTTCAAGTTTCTCGACTTGTAAACACGGCAAATGGTGGTACTTTGGAATGGCCAACAGTTGATGACACAGCTCAAGGTGGCGAATGGGTAAGCGAAGGCAATGCAGTAACTGTTGCAGATATGACTTTTGGGCAAAAAACATTCAGCGACTACACGGTAGCTACTTTGGCTAAAGTTTCATTCCAGCTATTGAATGACGAAGCAGTTAATCTTACCGGAGAGCTTGCAACTATGTTTGCTGAAAGACTTGGCAGAACTCTAAATGCTGCTTTCACAACTGGCGATGGATCTGGTAAGCCTACTGGATTTGTAACTGATGCCAGCACAGGTGTAACAGGTACCGCAAGTGTGATTACAAGAGCTAACCTGCTTGATTTGATTCACTCAATTGATCCAGCATACCGCAGAAGCCCAAATGCAGCTTTCATGATGAATGACGCTACTTTGGCAGCGATTAAAAAGCTATCCATTGCAAGTGGTGATGACAGACCATTGTGGGTTCCTTCTATGAGAGATGGCGCACCTGATACCATTGAAGGATTCAGATATGCCATTAATCCAGATATGGCCAACTTGGGTACTGCTACTAAGCCTGTTGCTTTCGGTGACTGGTCAAAATACATTATCCGATCTGTAGGAACTCAAACACTACTAAGATTGAATGAAAGATACGCAGATAGCTTGTCAAGTGGATTCTTGCTTTATGGCAGATTTGATGGTAAGCTTTTGAACACAGCTGCAATTAAAATATTCCTAAACAGCTAATTATGGCAGATAAAGGCATTGAAGTAATTATTTTGCATTCTGTTGCCGGCCCTAACCATCTAACTTTTGGCAAAGGTGAGCAGGTTATCCTGCCCACCGAAATTGCCTTAGAGTGGATTAATACAGGTCTTGCTGAAAAGGTGCATAAAAAAGAGCCTGCGATTCCTAAATCAACATCTAAGAAAGGTAAATAAAGATTCATGGCTTTTACTATTGCGAGTGATTCAGGGGCGTTAATTGTAAGCCTTTCAGATGTTAAGCAACATTTGAGAGTAGAGATCGCTGACGATGATGCCCTGATCACCGCTTTGATACATGCTGCAAGGGAGAAGATCGAAAACTATTGCAACATTGCTTTGACGGCAAAAACGGTGCATGAGTTTTTTGATGTATTCCCGGCAATGATTGTCCAAAGGCCAAACGCTGAATTTTACTTGAAAGTGAATAGAGTTGAATCAGTTACCTCTATTCAATACTATGAAGATGTAGAAAGCGACACGCTGACTACAATAGACAGCGCAGATTACATTTTAGACAATGCCAGTCAATACGCCAGAGTAGCTCCAAGAATCGGCGTTAAATGGCCATTAGAAGATGGTAGAATTAATGGTGTAAAGATTATTTACGAAGCAGGATATTCAGATGTAGCCGATATTCCTGCGCCAATAATTCAATCAGCTAAATTGATGATCTCTGACTGGTACGAAAGAAGAGAAGACAGACTTTACCAAATGCAGTCAACTGGCTTTATATTGCCAAGAGTATCTGAAATGCTTTTAAAACCATATAGAATATACCAATGGACTTAAAAGGCGAGCAGATAGGTACATTGAGGGAGAGGGTACAGGTGTTGCAAAAAACTACTGTACTTACCGACTACGGCAATGCTGATGAAACAGCTTGGACTGTTTACAATACCTTTTGGGGATCTATTGAGATGAACATGACAGGATCGGGTAAAGTTGAAGAGGGAGGAAGGCTTGCAACTAACATTAAAGCAGTTTGCAAGATGCGATACAATGCAAGTTTGAATAATCAGATGAGAATTAAAACCGGAGGTGTGGAGTATGCTATTCATAGTATTTTGCACGATCCTCACAGGCGGTATAGTTTTTTAGAATTAGTTAGCGATGGCCAAGCGACGATATGACGGGCCTGGGTACTCTTCATCATCTGCGGATATTCAAGCCCTGCAAAGGGATTTGAGGGAAACGATTGCCGCAATTAATGAAGTACCCAAAGGCTTTACTGATGCAAAAATCAGATCAGCTTTAAGGCATGCTTTAAAGCCTGTATTGGAGACTGCACGGGCTTTGACACCAAAAGGTAAAAAGATACACTACCGTTATGAGTACAAATACAAAGGCTCAAAAAGAGCCGCAAAGGGCAAGGGCAAGGTAGTTGGAGTTTATAGACCTGGCAATCTTAGAAAGTCTATCTCAATCATGACTTTCAAAAAGGCAAAACAGTCTTTGTTTGTCGGCCCAACAATGAAAGGTGGTGTTTACACAGATAGAAAGAAATTGACTGATGGTTATTATGCTGCAATGGTTTTTGGTTCAGCTTTGGCTTTCAAAAAAAGAGTAACAGAAAAGGCATTAACGCAAAACACAGAGCAGGTTTCGGCTCGCTTTTTCTCAAAAGTGGTTAGGATTATCGAGGACATCAAAATAAAAACTGGGCTTTGATCGGAAAAGCAATATATAATCTTTTATCAAACAACCTTGCGGTATCAAGCATAGTTGGCACTCGGATATACCAAGATATGCCTCCGCAAGATGTTGCTTTTCCGTTTGTCGTTTATACAATCTTGT